TTTACTTTGCCCTAGGTGGCGTTGTGGCGTTTTTCCAACGGCCCCTATGCTCAGCCCTATGGATTGAGTCACGTAATCCAGCTTCTGACATATCGAACATCTCAGCAAGGGTCTTTTGCTGATACCAGCCCGAGCGCCACATCGAGGCCACCTGGAGCGCCTCGGACGGTGACAGCTTAGCCACCCTGCCCCACGTTTGGCCACGAGCGCGGGCCGCTTTCTGGCCTGCCATGCATCGTTCCCGAATCAGTTCGCGTTCAAACTCAGCAAAGACGCCGAGCAACTGGACGAACATTCGGCCCTGAGGGGTCTCTGTCTCAATGGATTCTGTGAGCGACCGGAAGCCGACGCCCCTGGACTTGAGCTGTTCGAATATCCTCACAAAGTGCGACATCGACCGGGCCAGCCTGTCCAGCTTGTACACGCACAGCACATCACCCGGCTTCAAAACGTTTTGCATCAGGTTGTCGAGCACCGGCCGCCGCTTGACGCCAGACATGGTTTCATGGTGCACATCAACGATGCCATATCTGGCAAACGCCGCAAGTTGCAACGTTACCGACTGTTCGGACGTTGAAACCCTTGCATATCCGACGACCATCGTTCAGGCTTGGAACCTGACGACCAGGTGTAAGAGCAGCCACACCAACAGACAGACAAAAAACGTGGCCAGCAAGGTTAAGACCGGATGCCATGACCGCGGCCGCTTTTTCAACAGGCGCTTCGCGCAATATGGGGGAGGTGGTGGCGGTGGTGAAACGTTGACAGGCGGAGCAGAATTTGCCGCTTGACCAAGGTTCATACGCAATGGCGATTTTTCAACATGGCCTTGTTTTTTGGCCCACCATTCACGGTAATAGTCGCGGTCTTGAAAGCCCATTGATGCCCCCTGATTTTTTGCACTACGAGGGGTGAACTTTAGCACTCGGTACGTGAGCGTTCGACGGGTGACCATCAGGGGCCGCAAGCGCCCCCCGATACCCCCATCAGCCCACGTTGACGCTATTCGCTACGTGGACTTCAAAAATAGCCATGTTGGGCAAAGCGGGGGGCTTTCGGGGAATTGTCGCTCAACAGACCCACCGGGCGACATTTGGGAGACATGGCCAGAGCGTGGCGCTCCAGGTGAGAAGTCGAGATAAACTAACGCCGGGCTTGCTATCTTATTGATAGCTAATAGTTATTACCTATTGGCATGATTCCTGCTCTCAGCAAGTAGTATGCCATGCCATTTTGATAGCGTTTGACTATCGGACGGCAGAACGGTCGAAGGCACAGAAGGCCCGGACGAAGGGTAAGCGCCGATCGACCGGCAGCGACCGGGCAAGCACGGCAGCACGGACGGCCACCGGATCACGCGCAACCTGGACGACACGCGGCGCCAGCTGGCCACCGGCGCGACCCATGAACCAATCGACCAACTCGGCAATGAAGCCTTTGCGCGGTTGCGGCAGATAGCGGCCCTTGATGTGCCACGGTGACAGAACGGAATGAGTCCCATGCGGATAGTTCTCCATGAAGACCTGTCGTGTGTCGTAGCAGGGTTCAACGTCTTTGCCGGTGAACATGGCCCGGTTCGTAACCAAGTCTTGAGGGTTCACGCCGATCCGGAAGACGGCACTGTGAAAGCGCGGGAAAAAGCTCATACGCTCGCCGAACAGCGCACCAAGAATCCAGCCGACGAACGGTATTTTGACCTTGGCGAAACTGGTATGCCTGACAGTTTGTTCGATGAACGACTCGCGCAATTGTTTGTCAACTTGAATGACGTTTTGCATGATGTACCAAGTGTCATACCCATGCTTGCGAGCGTGGGCGAAGTAGTCAAGCACGGCAGCGCGATCCTTGTCGGCAAATGTCCGGGTGTTTAACCAGGTCCCCATTTCATCCAGGACGAGCGCACCGTTCAAATCCTCGTCGTAGCTTTCCGGGTTTCCATGGCCAGCAGCGAGCAGATCGAAAGATTTTGGTTTGTCAGGTATGCGAACGTAGGTGGCCCGACTGAACTGGCCAAACATGGGTTCTAGGAAAATGTCCAGATTGGTGGCAACCGGCCTTTTGTTTTTGAGGTATCGGTCGCGAATGAGAAGGACGGCATGTTTGGATTTTCCCGTACCTTTCTTGCCGGTAAGAGCGTAGTCGGTCACCGGAACTGCTCCCACAGTGGAAACGTGCCAAGACGCACCCAACGACCGCGAGGAGCAGGACCGAAATTCATACGGTCATCAGGACCGCCCACGCCGTCGCCGAACTCGCGGATGTTGAACCGTGACAGATCAAGCGCAAGGCCGGACCGAGCGTGAGAGGCACCATCAGAGAAGGCCGAGCCATTACGAATTATTTTGACCGATGGCGGAGGCTGGACAGGATCAGGCACCGGCTCAACGTCTTGAGCCATGACAGCACCGGACAACACAAGCAGCAGGATAGATAACCGCATCATGGAACCAGCGCACCGCCGCCGTGGAACGTTTTGATAGCGAACGACTGGACACGATAGATATTGGTTGCAAGCCACACCCCAGCAACGCAACTCATGACCCCGCCAGCATTGGCCGGGATAAATATCCCAAGGCCCATAAAGAACCAGCCGAGGAACCCGCCACCACCACCGCCACCGAACAGGCCCGAGGCCATGTTATAGAGACTTGTAAGACAAACGAACACCGACAGCAGCATGGCGCCAAGAAGAGCCATCCACGCAAGGTATGCGGCCAGCTTAATAGCCGCCTCAATGCCAAGGAATCGCGAGAAGACGGACGCAAAGAAGTTAGCCAGTGTGATGAGAAGGCCAGCAAATATTGGCATGATTTACCCCAGTTGAACCGCTTGACGGACAAAGCCGAGGCAGAGGAACAGACCGCCCAAGGCCCACAGATAACCCATGACCGTTCTCATACCATCGACCACCGGACAAGCGTCAATTTCACCCATCGGAACGCCTTGGAATGACGGCAATGGCATTGGGACACAAGCAACCACCGCAGGGGCAGCCCAGAACACGTCCCAACTTCCGAAAAAGCCAGAGGAGTCCGAATCACCGCCCATGCGCTCTAGCCCTTGTTCCTGCGCTGAAGTGAGGGCCTCAACTTTTTCGATTGCCGTGTCTTCTGAGATTTCCGTCGGTGTTCCGTCCTCATTGACCTTGACAGCGCAAATAGGGGTATCAGGCAGGCCGCAGGTTATGGGATCAGGTTTGTCTAATGGGTCCTGCTGAACTGGCGGGTTAGTCGTGGTCGTGCTTTGGTCGATGACCGAGTTGTCGACATTGTTGGTAGTGGTCGAGGTGGTGGTGGTCGTGGTGTTGACCTTGTTGCCCTGATAAGTATGGTTGTAAGTGGCGGTTTCCGTTTTGGTCGTGTTATTGGTCGTGTTTTGTGTCGTGGTGGTCGTGCCTAAAGAGGTCGCGGGACCGGTGATTGTCAAAGGACCGGGTTCGATTTTGGTATCTAACGCCGCGTCGGGATGGGCAAGGACTTTGGAAATAGCAGAGCCAGAGGGCCAACCGGATTTGGCCGCGACAGCATCCAAAAACTCTTGCAAAGGAACATCTACGAGTGTCGGAGGAGTAGATTCGAGCGTACGCCTAGGACGCGCATAGCTACCCTGCGACGATTGAAAGCCGTAAACGTTTGTGATGAAATATTCGCAGGAATTCGGCCCGGTAACTGAAACAGAGGTAATAGGCTTTCCGTTAAAAGGTTTGCCCATACTGTAATTACAAGCGCCCTCAATAGAAGGAAACCACGGAGCCGTACCGCCATTAACGTAACTCAATGCCTGCCACTCATAGCAAACACCAATAGGGCAAGTACCGGGTAATTCCTTTTGAAGCTTTAGTGACCCGTCTGGGTTACGCCCCGCGATGATTAGCAACTCTTTGGCAAGGTCATAAAGGGCCACGCCAACGAGCAAAGCACCAGCCGACCGAACAGCAAAGCGACCAACCGCCCCAGCGACTTCCCCGGCAGGAATACGACCAGACGCGCCGATGTCATAGACGCGCCCCGCCGGGTTTTTTAGCTGGCCTTGAGTCTGGACCCGAGGCATACCGCCGTCGGTGTCAATTTGAGGGACGAGAGGATTAAGGACGGGTGAGCCCGATTTACTAAAGCTCAGAAGTTGCGAACTTTCAGCCGTGCCGCCGGTGGCAGTCCACATGAACTTGTTGAATGCGCTCGGTGCAGGTTCGACGGCATACACCGACGCGGGAAGCCAAGCGGAGAACAGGAGAATGACGACGAAAAGAAGTTGCATGATATTGGACCCTTTCCATTGCAACCGGCCACCCTCGGGGGCGCTAACGCACCCCGTCGGGATGCCAGTTGCAACAGAAAGCCGCCCGAAATTAGGCAGCGCCGCGACCGCGTTTGATCCACTTCACACCAATGAGGATACCAACGCTGATGACAGCCATGCCGAACAGCACCGGGCCGAAACCCGTGGCCGAGCTGGACAGAGTGCCGATGGCTTCGAGAGCGGTTGCAGGGTCCACGGCGAAAGCCGAAGAACCAGCCACCAAACCACCACCAACCAAGGCACCATTGCGGGCCAGAGACATTTTGTTCATGATGAACCTTTCACATGCACCCCCTGAGAAACGGCAGGGAGTAAAACCGTTGTTTTTTACCCGGCAGCGAGCGCCATGCGAATCATGCGCATTTTGAAACCGAGGACGTAGCCGACAGCCCACGCCGCGAGGAAGACAGCGCCAAAGGAAGTCATTGACAGTTCACCCCGCAACCGGCAGAAGCAGGCGGCAGCATGTCCATGACTTGGGAACGCGCTTCCCACGGATTACGCCACGCCGTAGCCGCCGAAACGCCGCCGTAAATGAGGCAGGCGAAGACGGACCAAGCAATCAGATATTTCATGCGGTATATCCCCCCAAATAGCCAAGCGCGAAGCAGACCACGACGACCGCCGCCGACAGAAGCGCCTCAAGCTGGATGTAATCGGCAGCGGTCATTTATTCCACCAGGTCAAGAGTCATATCGACCGGAACCACGTTGACGACTTCGCCGGTTTCCTTGTCGGTAGCCTTGAAAGATTTGCGTTTGTAGCCGCCAAGCCGCGCGGTGATGGTCACCATCTCGTCACGCGATCCAATGCGGGTTTTGCTGCGAACCTTGACGTTTTGCGGCTGGCTGAACTGGTCGGCAGCCGGGCAAATGATCCGGGTGTTGTGGATGCCTTCGTAGCGTTGCACTTCCTCGATGCGACCGGTAACAGAGACTTCCATGGGACGCAGGGAAGGACGAGCTTTGTTGATTTCAGTTGGCAATGCGGACATGATGAATTTCCTTTGAGTTACGCGGCTTTGAGGTTGACTGATGGCAGGCAATACCAGTCAGGAGGCACAGCAGCCGACAAAGCTATGACTCGCGTTTTGGGCTCGAAACGGATAACGTTCGAGGGGATCATGATGTCGATGCCATGCGGCAGCAGCAGCGCTCGATGGCGATAAAGGGCCGACTTGGACAGCTTGACTTTGAGGTCGTCCCCGGCCTGCCACATGCGGTAAACCGCGAGGGCTTTTCCGTCAAGTTCGGCCATGCTGTCAATCTCAGCATTGGCCCGTTCAAAGACGGATGAATGCTTTTTGAATTCGTGTTCGATGACGTTCATATTGAGTTCCCCCAGGTAGTAGCAGCGCAGATCGTGAAGGGCTTTGCTTTTGAGTTCGAGTTCCGCCCTAACCATGCCGTGTTGCTGGCACCAGTTGGCGATTTGCTCGATTGAGTCCGCACGATCAGCCTTTTGAATCGTGGACACATCCGTGACAGTGGTCGAGTGCTTGAGCAACTCATAACCCTTGTTGTAAACCTTGAAATACGACCGCTTTGAACCGCGACCAAAATCGACAGTTGAATGATCCCCGTAAAAGTTGGTTTTTTTGCTTTTGAGCTTTTGACCGGCCAGCCAGCGAAGAAAATGATTCGCATCGTCCGGGCTACCTGTGAGGTAGTTCTGGGTCAGGTCGATCCGGCTGATGGTGGCACCCGTCCAGACCTTGACCACTTCCCCTGCCTTGTTGATGGTCTCGAAATCATCGCCAGCGGTGAACGGCGGAAGGCCAAGACCGGAAACGATCTGGTTTACGATTTGCAGGGACTGGCCGAAGCTATAGCCGAAAACGTTATCCATGCGACCCCACCGCGCCGGGTTGCCCGTGAATTCAACGGTAGAGCCATCGCAACGAACGTAGCACTTCGAGTCATAGGAACCGGAAACTTCCATGCGCTTGAGGGTTGTTCGTTCAACCGATCCGTCAGAATCAAAGACCATCACGCAGCCGTCAGACATGGATTCGAGCGATGCGGGTAAGTTTTGATGACTTTGGCGGATCGTGAGCCAATCGATATGCCCGAAGGTTTGAACATGATTGGCAATTGGCGCCAGAACGGAACCGGGTTTATCGAACCTCGAACCGAACAAAACAGAGGCATTTGGGACAGGCTCAAAACCACGAAAATTCCCATTTTTGGGAAAAAAGGAAGGTGTAACAGGGACCTTCCTGTTTTGGGGTCCGAAGTCAGGAGCCAGAAAAGTCATGCTGTCACCTCACGAACTGGTGAACGCTTGGGCCACCAGTCAGGATGCAAAGAATCGCCCTTGCAGACAAACCGAGGATGTGATGGAGTGATTACGTTGAACGAAGAATGGCCCATCAGATCAAGATTGCAACCTTTAGACCAAGGAAACCACTCGCAAAAACGGCCATCTAGCAGGGTTTCCGTTACATCAATGAAGCTGTTTTGGGTTTCCGTTACAGCCTTTTGACGTTCACGGTAACGGCGAACGCGCTCCGCAGACGTCATTGCATCAGCTTTACGAGGGCGGCTCATGCTGGCACCTCACCAGCACAAACGCACCGACCATCAAGGCCGGAGCATTGACGAACAGCACGAACCGGGAAAGAGCCGGTAAAGGCAATAGGCTGAACAGCCCGAAGTTTCCAGAAGTCCGCGCCGTCAGAGCTTGTCCAAGCGTCCAGAATGGCCGCACAGTGCGCCGTTTGACTGGTCTTGACCTGTACCCATGCCCGAAGCGTTTCGCCGCGCTGTGCGGCCTCATAGCAAGCCGAAGCGTGATCGGCATGGGTGTATGGGGTGGACAGGTAGTCCGGGGCGGTGTCGGCGGTGCTCATGGGCGCTTCAAATGAGCTGTAGCGCATTCAAAGCAAGGAAGCTCGCAAGGAATAGAGCGAGCCCCAGCAGAATGCAATGCACAAAAAGGGTTCCCCACCAGCCCCACCGCAGGAACCGCCAAGGCTTCGGCAGTGGGTTTTTGTGCTGGCGAGGAAATTCCGGCACCGATCAGACTGGCTGCAAATTCGCGGAGGTTCGCTTCAACCTCATCGAGGTGAAAGACGAAATTCTCTGCACAGTAGCGGAGATCGTCAAGGGTTTGAGCATTATTGGACATTTGGCGGTTCCTTTGTGTTTTGATCACCGTTTGTGATCAGGAACCGACGCTATCACGATCACGGACGGTGATCAAGAAAAAGATTACAGTTAGACATCAAATAAGGAGCGGACCATGCGAAACACAATGGATTTATTCTCTAAAGCGTTGGAAATTCAGCCATCGGCAAAGGTGTGGTGTGACGAGCTTGGCTTGTCAAGAAACACACTAGCAACAGCAAAGATAAGAGGCAGGTTATCGCCCGGTATTGCTGGAGGTATTGCTATGAAATTAGGAGAAAATCCTATTGAGTGGATAGCGATAGCAGCACTTGAAGCAGAGCCAGAAAGCAGCTACAAAAAGGAGCTTCTTCAGCGAGTTACATCGCTTTACTTTGCCCTAGGTGGCGTTGTGGCGTTTTTCCAACGGCCCCTATGCTCAGCCCTATGGATTGAGTCACGTAATCCAGCTTCTGACATATCGAACATCTCAGCAAGGGTCTTTTGCTGATACCA